CAAGACAATATTATCCATATCCCAGGTCTGAGCTATGACGGCCTATGCGGCTGTAGCGTCATCAGCGCGGCAGCGCGCGAAGCCGTTGGCTTATCACTGGCCACCGAAGAGCATGGCGCGCGCGTGTTCTCAAACGGCGCTAGCCTCAAGGTCATTGCGACACACCCAAAGAATCTTAGCAAGCCTGCGCAGGATCGCCTGAAGGCGCAATTCGAAGAGCAACATATCGGCCTTTCCAACGTCGCGCGCACGCTCATTCTCGAAGAAGGCATGGACGTTAAAAACGTCAGCATGTCACAGCAGGATGCGCAATATTTGGAAACGCGGCGCTTTCAAGTCGAAGATATCGCGCGCTTCTTCCGCGTCCCGCCTCAGCTGATCGGTCACATGGAAAAAAATACCAGCTGGGGCACAGGCGTTGAGCAAATGTTTTTGGGCTTCCTGACATTTACCCTGGTTCCTTGGCTGGTCAGGTTCGAGCAGGAATTCAACCGCAAGCTGTTCCCCCGTTCGCCGTTTTATGCGCAATTCAAAACGCAGGGGCTTCTGCGCGGCGATTCGAAGTCACGGTCAGAATATTACGCCAGCGGCATGATGAACGGATGGCTGACCATCAACGAAATTCGCAAAATGGAAGATTTGCCTACCGTCATCGGCGGGGACCGTCATTTTGTTCAGGCGAATCTAGTACCGCTCGATAAGGCCGATCAGTTGCTAGGTACTGGCAACGGCGCCTCTGGCGGCAATCCATCGAAGCAGCCCGATCAGAACCAGCCTGACCCTAATCAGCCTGACCCTAATCAGCAACAGGAGCCAGCATGAAAAAAAGAATATTCGCAGGCCGAAAAGACAACAGCTGGTTCGAATTCCGCGCGCAGACGGATGGATCAGCGGAAGTGCTGATTTATGACTACATCGGATGGGGCGGCGTCGAGGCGAAAGATTTTGTCAGGGAATTGAAGAACGTCAAGGCCGATAGCCTGACCGTCAGCATGAACACGCCAGGCGGCGATGTGTTCGATGGGCTGGCCATCTATAACGCGCTGCTTGACCATCCTGCAAATATCACCGTTCGCGTTGATGGCCTGGCGGCGTCAATTGGATCAATCATCATGCTGGCGGGCGACAAAATCACGATGGCTGAATCCGCATTCGTCATGATTCATAACCCCTGGGGCTTTGCCATGGGCGGCGCAGCGGATATGCGCAAAATGGCCGATACGCTCGACAAGGTAGGCGCCACGCTGCGGGATGTGTATGTCAATGCAACGGGGAAAGACGCGTCAGCCATTCAGGCGCTGATGGATGCTGAAACATGGTTTACGGCGGATGAAGCGAAGCAGGCGAATTTGGTTGATGAAGTTCTAACGGCTGAGAACAGAGCGGCGGCGCGGGCGGCGATGCGCTTTGACTTATCAGCCTATGCGCGTGTTCCTGCGCAGCTGGCGGCTGACCCTTCAGCGAGCGCGCAGCAGGCAGAAGAAGAAGGGTCACAGCAAAGGGCCGCCATGCGGCGACGGCTAGCGCTCGTCGAGCGCAGCATTTAATCATTAAAGGGAGGGATTAGCTATGTATGCAAAAGTGAAAGCGTTGCGCGAGGAACGCGTGGCCCTTGTCAAGGAAGCACAGAAGCTGCTTGCCAAGGAAGGCCAATTGTCCAAGGAGGATGAAGCGAAATTCGACAAGCTGATGGAGGACGCCGATATCAAGGCGGCTGAAATCACGCGCTTTGAAAAGCTGATGAAGGTTGAATCGGAATTGAACGCGCGCCTTGAGCAACGCGCGGGTCGTGAGAACATCACGATTGGCGAGCAGCAAATCAAGGATGAAGAGCATCAGGGCGCCTTTATGGCCTGGATGCGCAGCGGCATGGAAGGCCTGACCGAAGAGCAACGGCGGATCATGATGGCCGTGCGCGGTTTCGCACCGGGCAGCATTCAGGCGGCTCAAGGCGTGGGTTCAGCTGGCGCGGGCGGCGCGCTCGTTCCGCAGGCGTTCATGGATCGCCTGGAAGTCGCGCTGAAGTTTTATGGCGGAATGCTTTCCGTGGCGGAAACGGTTGACACGGACACAGGCGCTGATTGCCCTTGGCCCACTGTGAACGATACGTCACAGACGGGCGCGATCCTGGCCGAAAATGCGACGATCACAGGCCAGGACATTACGTTCAGCAGCGTCACGCTAAAGGCGTATATGTATACGTCAAAGCTGATCGCCGTCAGCTTGCAGTTGATGCAGGACGCCGCATTCGGCGTTGACAATCTCGTCGCGGATATCGCAGGCCAGCGCCTTGGCCGAATCCTGAACACGCATTTCACTACAGGCCTGGGTTCAGGTTCGTCACAGCCTAACGGCATCGTGACGGCGGCAGCGTCAGGCAAGACGGGCACAACGGGCCAAACCACGAGCGTCATCTATGACGATTTGATCGACCTGATCTACAGCGTTGATCGTGCCTATCGTCAGGGCGCTCAGTTCATGATGAATGACGCTTCCGTGAAAGTCGTTCGCAAGCTGAAGGATGGCCAGAGCCGCCCGATATGGCTGGATGGCAACCTGAATACCTACGGCGCGACGACTGGCGAACCGGCCATGTTGTTGGGCTATCCCGTCGTTGTCAACAATGACGTTGCAACCATGTCGGCCAATGCGAAGAGCATTCTTTTCGGCGCGCTCAATAAATACAAGGTGCGGCGCGTCAAGGGCGTTTCGCTCGTTCGCTTGAATGAGCGTTACATGGACGCTTTGCAGATTGGCTTCTTCGCCTTTGCACGCTTCGATGGCAACCTGATCGACGCGGGTACGAATCCCGTTAAGTATTACGCGAACAGCGCAACATAAGCGCTGGCCGCGTTCGCTCTGTCATGCAGGCGCTGGGCTTTACCTGGCGCCTGCATAGGGTAACAGCTGCGCACTTCACTTCAGCGAAAAGGGAGAAACAGAAATCATGGCCAAGAAAGATGACAGCAATCAAGAGTCGCAGAATCCGCCTGCAACGCCGAAAGAGAAGAATCCTGACGATCTGGTGAAGTTCAAAAACGGGACCAGCTGGTCAGGGGACCATGAATTTGTTCCTGATGAAGAAGGCAAAATGATTCTCAAGGCGGCGGCATTCTCGCACGCGCCAGGCGATATCATTTCCATCAAGCGGTATATCGCTGAAGCGCGTCAGCAAGCAGGCTTGGGCGAAATCGTCGAGGGATAAAGGCGCGGCGTCATGATTCTTTCCGTTTCAGAATGCAAGGCCTTCAGGAATATTCCTAACGATGTGACGGAGCATGACAGCGAATTAGAACGCTTAATTGCCGTTGTGCAGACCTGGCTCGAAAATGAATGCGGAAGAAAATTTGATGACAGCGGCGTGACGCCTTTGGCGGAATATTACAGCGGCGATGAATGGCGCTCACAGCTAGTTGTCGCCAGGCCGCCTATCATCGGGATCACAGACATTCAGGTTGACAACAATCGCAACTGGGACCAGCCGACTGTTCCTGCGGCGAATTTCGCCGTCTATGACGCTGACGCAGGAATCATCAAGCTGATTAATTACCGTTTCCCGCTCGGCGTCATGAATATCCGCGTTCAGTATCGCGGCGGATTCAGTAACTCGACGATGCCTGCCGATCTGAAGCAGGCAGCCATCGAAATGGTCTGGGCCAATCGTATGAAGGGCGAAAACAATTTGATTGGCGTGCGTTCGCGCGGCTTGGCCGATGGCAGCGTGCAGTATGTCAATCTCGATTGGCCCATGAACCTACAGCCAATCATTGACAAGTATTGCATTAAGCGAAAGCTGCAAGGCGCGGGCGGTCAAGCCGAAGGCGGCGGCAGGTTCTATGAGCAATTCCGTTAAGATCGTCTGGGATAAAAGTCAGCTGACCGACTACATTGAAGCTGGCGATTTAACCATGCGGCGGGTCTATACGATCCTTCGCAAGGCCGCCAATGCGGGCAGAACCTCTGCGCGTCAGCTGATCGCTTCGCAATTCAAACGGCGAACCGGACGGCTGCATCAGCAATCGCGCGCCATTCAAACCAACGTGACGGCGAAGCCTGAAAAAATTCAAGCCGTTGTCGGGCCGATTCCCAACTTGATGAACATTTTTGAGAAAGGCGCGGACATTCCAGCCCGCACCATGCATCTGAAGAAAGCGAAGGCGTTCATCTTTGGGCCGATCCGTGAAGGCTTCGCCAGGGGCACGTTGGTTGCTGGCCATTTTCATTTACGCGCGCGGCCAGTCATGAATCCGTCATTACGCGTCATGGAAGATGCCGCACTCGCTGAAATTGACGCAGCGCTCGATCAGCCTGGTGGACGATGAGCATTCGAACCGATTTGCGCGACAAGCTAGTAACGGCGCTTGGCAGCATCAAAACGGATGGCACGGCGCCAGCGCCGCAGCTTGAAAAGGCCTGGGTGGAGTTCGATCAATGCAAGGGCTATCCAACAATTTGCGTCGTCGTGACGGACGAAGCCTTCCCAGAAAAGTTCATGAATTCCATCAAAACGATGTTGACGGCCAAGGTTATCGGTTATGCCAAGGATGACAAGGATTGCCGCGCGGCCTTGGATGATTTGGTTGAAAAAACCGTGCAGGCGCTGGCTATCAATCAATCCGATCTGCGTCAAGGCATGCTCGAAATGAACTGGGAAAGCCTGATAGCCGATGAAGGAACGAAAGTAGCGCAGCCGTTCGCGCAGTTCGTTTTAACGCTGCAATTCACCACCACGCGCAAGTTTGCGTTTGCTGGCTAACTACAAGGAGGGGAAATTATGTCTTCAGCACTTTCAGGATACGGAACGCTGCTCAAGCGCGGGGACGGCGGAGCGCCCGAAGTCTTTACAACCGTCGCTGAGGTTCGTTCCATGACGGGTCCTAGCATGGAAGTCGGGGAAACGGAAGTGACAACCCACAGCAGCGCGGCAGCGGGCAGCTTTCGGGAATATATCGCCACGCTGATTGACGCGGGACAGATTGAATTCGAAATCAATTATGTGCCCAGCTTCCCGCAGCATTCTGGAATTCGTAACGATTTGCTGGCGCGCACCTTGCGCAATTGGAAGATCGTTCTTCCTGGCAATATCGAAACCGTTTCCTTTACGGCGTTTGTCAAGGCGGCGCCGTATGAGTTTCCGACTGACGATGCGATCAAGCAGAAAATCACGCTGCGCATAACCGGCGCGCCTGTTTGGTCGTAAAGCAGCATTTCTGGATCCAGGCAATTCA